AGTATTTGCAAATAGAAAATTGACAGGCGGTGCACATATTAAAATTAAGTCCATCCTTGCTACTGAGTTAAGTTTATCTCAAGTTGATATTATTGGTATTGAAGATTTAAGTCGTTACGTGGGTTGTATTCCTGATGCAATTAAGAAATACCGATTGACAAGGTTTCTTGTACCAGATGTTTTTTATGAAAATGACATACGCGACGTCATTGTAATGTTCAAAAGTAAGACTGATTGGATTAATACACATCCTATTCAAGAAGATAGTAGTTTGAACTATGTAGACAAAGAGCAGAAGAACGTTCTCAACAATGTTGATGAAACCTACTTTAGTGAGATAAAAGAGCACTCGTTAAAGCACTTTGCAGGCATTACAAAGTTTCTTCAAGATCCTATAAACTCGCAATATTTGGAGAACTATTTGAACACAGTAGCAGATCTCAGGTCATATGTTGTGTCTCATCAAGATACTTTTCTTTTTGTGGAAATTCTAGAGACCATAATTAAAAATATTGTAGGCGAAAATGGTACAGATGTTTTCAAAGCAAGGGCTTTAGTTAGAGTCTTTGTACACTATATGTATTGGAACTGCGATTTAGGAAGAAAAGAATAAAGGACAAAGAACAATGATTAAACCCAATAAATATACAAACATAGACTTATCGATAATTAATATTGGCGGAGTGATTCTCAAATCTCTATCTTCTTGTCCTGTCCAGAAGTATAGCGAACTTGAGGATGCCGTGGTTAATTGTTATGGTAGTTCTGCCAAAGTTGTATTCCTAAATGCGTTGAGTTTTCTATACCTTTTAGGTAAAATTAACTATCAACCTTCAGCAGATGCTGTTCAATTGTTGTAATCATGAAATTAAGTATACTATATTCTAATGATGCAAGATTCCATTCTATCATTTTCAATGATGGATTGAATGTTGTGCTGGGTAAGGTGACTCGTAGGTACGATATGTTGCGAGACTCTCACAACTTAGGTAAGTCATCACTAATAGAGGTTCTTGATTTCATGATGTTAAAAGAATTGAAAGCGGGTTCTTTCTTCAAAAAATATGCAAGGATTTTCTCTACACATGTTTTCTACCTTGAAGTTATCCTTGACGATGCTACATACTTAACGATTAGACGGTCTGTAGCAGAACCGACTAAAATTAGTTTCAAACGAAGCGAAGCATCTTGCGAGTGTAATGAAGAAACAAAGTGGGATGTGACATTGGCATTTGCGAAATCAAAGGAATACCTTAACGAACAGCTTGGTTTCAGTGTTTTGCCAACAGTAAATTACAGATCCACTGTATCGTTTTACCTGCGAACTCAGAAGGATTACTTTAATGTTTTCCAACTGAGTAAGAACCTTAGTGGGAAGCAGAGAAACTGGAAGCCTATAGTTTTCGAGTTGTTAGGCTATGAGCCTGAGAAACTGAATGAAAAGTACGACCTTGATCAGCAGTTGGAAGACTTGGATAAATCGGTGAGGAGCATTGCCTCTGAGATGTCAATCAATTCAGATGATTACGATCGCATTCAGAGTGTTTTGGATTTAAAAAAGAGTGAGCGTAATCAAGTTCAAAGCCAAGTTGACGCTTTTAATTTTTATGCCTCTGAACGATCTATCAATCAACATCTAGTAGAGGACATAGAAACCAAGATAGCCGAATTGAATTCGCGGGAGTATTCTCTTTCGTTTGACTTTGAGAAAATGAAGCAATCGTTGGAGAATGTACCTATGTTTGATATTGAGCAACTGAAACAGATTTATGCTGAGGTAGAAGTATATTTCCCAGATAATATTGCACACAGCTATGAAGACCTCCTGCAGTTCAATGTTAAGGTAACAAAAGAGCGTAACAAGTATCTTCGCGAACAAATGGAGGCGCTTGACGAAGAGATAAAGTCCGTCCGTGCACAACTAAACGAACTCAATGAACAGAGAAACCAAGCTCTTGAATCACTCCAAGACAAAGATACCTTCCATAAGTTCAAACAGTACCAGAAGCGTTTGGCTCAAATAGAAGGCGAGGTTAGTCGACTTGAGTTACAATTGAAGAATATTGATATCGTCTCAGGGATAAACGAGAAAGCAGATGAGGTAAAGCTGAAATTAAAGGAAGTGTCCAAGGAACTTGTAGGAGAAATTAAAAAGCAGGCAAGCCAAGTTACCTTGTCAATAAAGAGAAGTTTTAACGAGATCTTCAGAACGGTTTTTGGTGTCAGCGCATTATTGTATGTAAAGACAAATACAAAGAGTAATGTGGAGTTCTGCACAGATGTAGCACCAAATGAAGACGCAGAGGCTACTGCGGAAGGAAACGGAGATACCTATTATAAAATATTGTGTGCTGCCTTTGATTTGGCAGTACTTGCAACCTATTCCAGCAGTTCGTATTTCAAGTTTGTTTATCATGACGGTATTCTTGAAGGTTTAGACAATAGAAAGAAAGAGCTATATATAGACGTAATAAGACAATATTGCAATCAATACGGATTACAATACATCTTCTCAACTATTGAAGATGACGTACCCGAGTCAATTCTCAATCAGTTCACAACAGAAGAGAAATGTTTAGAGTTGAATGATTCTAATGATTCTGGGAAATTATTTGGATTCAGTTTTTAGTCAGTGTGCACTTTCCGTTTTGAACTGATTTCAAAGTTTAATTGTTTTTATTACTTTTAGTTCAGTTCAGCCAAAATACTCTCATCTCATTATTTATCCCATTTTATTCTTAAATAGCACAATTTCAGTATTATAATTTATTTGTGCTTTTGATAGTTAAAATTTAATATAAATGTGTTTGATGAACACAATTATTTATATATTTGCACACGGTAATAACCAATAAAACAAACTTATATGAACAAAGCACTTTTTGAAAAGGTCAAGGGCCTTTGCAAAGATTATGGTTTATCAGAGAAGTATCTTCAGGCGACAACCGAAGCTCTGGGTGGTCACGTGACAGATGATTCTACTGATACCGAAGAGATCGAGAAAGTTGCAAATCAAGTGGCTCAGGTGGCAAAAGCAAGTCAGTCTGAGGCAACAAGATGGGCAGCTAAGAAGGAAAAAAAGCCTGTGCAGGAGAAGGAAGTCGAGGAGGAAGAGGAAGAAGAGGAGGGCGGAAAGAAAAAGAAACCTAAATCCAAAACAACTTCTGACGAGGAGAATCCTATGGAAGCACGTATAAAAGCTCTTGAAGAAAAGCTGGCTAAGTCAGAGGAGGAGAAATCCAGACTCAGCAGGAAGTCAGAGATTGAGAAGGCAATGGAAAAACACAAAATTCCGGAGTATCTCAGAACCAGACTCGCTAAGTCAATAGATGATGATGAAGATCTGGAAGAAGCTGTTAAGGCTTATAAACAAGAGCTTATTACCAATGGTTTGGACAAGACCGATTCAGATGGTAAGAAAGCAGTATCTGAAAAAGACATTGATGATGCCTCTGAAGATCTGCTGAAATCAATTTCAACAAAACAAGATTAAAAACTAAAGACTATGAAACGTAGTAAACGCAGTTTTTCTGGATCACGTCCAGTGTTCACTGGTGCTGTTTCTAAGGTCCCTGGTGGCTACAATCTTGATAAACAGAACCAGAGCTTCGAGCGTGGTTCCGTTATCCCAGAAGGTTCCCTGGCTATCGTGGATGAAAGCAACCGCACAGTGAAGATCGTTAAGACCGCCAAGGTTATTGCGATCGATGCTGACGATGCTAAGAAGGTCAGCCTTTATGTAGGTGAGTTCTACGAACCTATCTTCGTTGAGGGAGAAAAAGTCCTTAAAGCTGGTGCTGTATCCGGCACTTATGCAAGCGCACCGTCAATCAACAAAATCACTCGCACTGACAGCAAGTTTGATATTGTACTCTCTGGTACAATCTCTGGTCTTGCAGTCGGTGACACTCTCATTCAGGTAGTATCTGCACAGTCTGCTGAGGTTGTTGCTGGTATTATGGTATCTCATGGACAGAGCGATCACGTTTACGTGGTTACTCCAGGCTTGGATTTGGCAGCTGGTGACAAAGTGATGAACTATCCTCTCGCTGAAGGTGCTCTCATCGCTAATGCTATCGCTGTAACTTCTTATGACAAGCTCAGTGGTAAGCTCGTTCTTGCTTCAGATCCTTCAAGCGCAGCTGTAGGCGATAAGATCGTTAAGGTATTCGCTAATAGCACAGCTGCTGTTGTTTCTCAGGCTATTGCTGCTGAAATAGGACAGGCTACACGTGTCACTGTCTCTGACTCTGAAGTACGTGAGTTTGAAACTCCTATTGACGTAACTGCTGATACCATGCAATACGCACTCTACAAAAACCGCGTAGCTCCTATCCCAGCTTCACAACTGAATGGTGAGTATCTCGCTGGTAATCCTCATATTCGTCTCACCGAAGCTCAGTGCTAAACTAACAGGAGGAAAACATTATGAAATCAATTTACACAGAACTTACTGGTCTCCACAAGGACGGAAAGCCTATAGACTTCCTCGCAATGTGGAAAAAGACCTTCGACAAAGCCTCAGAGCGTGATGTTGCTTTGTTCAGTGAGATGTATTGCGACAAGTGGTGTGAATACAACACTCCACAGATGAGCCTCACCGCTGAGGCCGTTCAGGGCAAATATCATCTTCGTCTTATGGCTACACTGATCGGAGACGAATCGCCAACGCCAAACAGACGTTCAGACGGTTTCGATATCTGGTCCGGAGAAATCCCACGTGTCGGCCACAAATTCCCAATGAAGGCTTCCGAGTATCGTAAGATCCTCGAAACCTACAAGAACCCATTCCTGAGAGAACAGGATAAGGTTAAAGCCATTGAAAAGACACTCCGTAATGCTATGGAGGATGCTTACCTTGGATGTAAGGACGTGATGGATTATATCCTTCTTCGTGCTCTTTCCAACTGGGGCGTATGTCAGTTCACTCCTTCAATCAACAATCCTGGAGGTAGAGCTTATGAGATCGACTACAATATGTCTGAGGACAATAAGCTGGTGACTATCTATAATTGGAACAGCACTAATACTGCTGCCAACAAGGTATCTCCAATCTTCCAGCTTGCTTCTATCTGCTCTGATCTCCGTCAGAGAGGTATTGAACCAGGTGAAATCCTCATGGCTCAGGATCTTTACTTCTGGCTTAAATCTGATCCTAAGACTCGTCTTATGGTTCATGGTACAGACAAGAAGGATATGGTAGTTAAGGAAAGTGAGTTCAAAGATCTCCTTGCCGAAAATCAGATCCCTCCTGTAACTGTTATCACCAGAAAGATGGCTCAGGACGTTGATGGTGGCCGTGTTACTGTGGAACCATGGAACCACAATTTCATCGCAATCAAGGTTGCTGGTAAGTTCGCTGAGATCCAGCCAGCTCTCGAGGACAATGAGTTGATGGAAGAAGCTGGTGTTGATTATATGAACGCTGGTAACGGTATTCGTATCGCTAAGTGGCGTACTGGTGACTCAACCAATCAGGTTGCAGCCGAGTACACTCAAGGTTCCGGCCGTCTCATCCCTATCATCACCGAAATAGATCAGACGATCTGCTTCCAGGTTCGTGGTATTACTGAGGTTGATCCTCAGGCAGGCGAAGGCGATATCTATTATCGTACCAAAGCTGCTTACGAAGCTCTGATAACTGCCTAATCAGTGACTGCTATGTACCAGCTGAAAGCGAAAGTAAACTTTTATGACAAAGAGCATCCTGGCGTGCTTCTGCACACAGGAGAGCTCTTGTCTACAAAGTCAGAAGCAAGGGCGAAGGATCTTGTAGAAAGAGGCTTTGCCGAGATAGTATCTGTACCTGAAGCTCCTAAGCAAAAGGAGGAAGCTCCAGTGGTATCTTCTGAAGCCGAGGCTCCTGTAAAGGAAGTTGAAGCTGAACCAGAAGCCGAAACAGAAGCTCCTGAACAAAAGGAGGAAGCTGTGGAGGTTACTGATAATAATCTTGCTGACGTTAGACAAGCTCTGAATGCTATCGGAGTCAAAACAGCTCAGAATGCTGGATTGAACAAGGTAGCGGATAAGGTTGCTGAACTTTCTGAGGCGCAGATGGCAGAACTTAAACTCAAACTTAAAAAGTAAGTTATGAAACAGTTTATTATGATATGCTTTGGGGCTCTCATGCTCCTATCCTTATCTTCATGTAAAGATGTGAAACCTGAATTTTCATTCGAGTTGAATCTGAAAGGGGATGTAGAGGCTGTAGTATCAGGAGATTTTGACGTGAACGTGTGCAACGTTCAGGCAGACTCCCTTCAGCTTCAAGCGTTTTTCAATGCAGATCAGGCTCTTGCTTTGTCGGCTCCTGAAGGAGAAAATGCAAATGCTTGGCTCGACAAATACATTGAGAATAACGTCCTCAAATATCTCGAACCTAATGCGGTCTATGATATATACATAAAAGGCTACATTAAGGAGAAACTTACAGGACTCAATTTCTCTGTGGATAAGCGCATAACTAATAAAGCGGACTAAAGATATGGTACTCACGAAATTAGATGCTTTGGTGGCTGAGGTTGAGCCTTACACTCCGTCTGGCTCTGTCCTCAGAAAGGCACTTGCCGACAATGGTGTATCTGATGAGACCGGATCCTACGATCCAGCCTCTGATAAGATCACTATCGCAAAGGCTGCTATTGCAGTCCTCCGCAAGCTCATTGTCCTGTCCTCAGATAGTCTTGGGAAATCTTCACAGGGCTACAATACTGAGAACCTAAAGGCAAGGATTGCTTCGATCTGTAAGGATTGTGGTCTTGATGCCTCTAATTTCGTGGACGTGCCTGAGATATCAGACGGTTCTAAATTCTGGTAGGAGATAGGTCTATGGCAAGGTATAACGGTTCATTCAAGTACAAGGCACTTGGGACGGCTTCGAGGGATTCCAGCACTGGATATCTCACAGGACCTTCTCAGAGCTTTGTTGATGGCTGTGAATGCCAGATAGACAAATCCTCTGTTTGGAAACGTGGTGAAGATGGTCAGATGCACACTTACGATTTTGATGTGTTTATCAGTAAATACTTCAAGGTTGAGCTCAAAGTGGGTATGACTATACAGCTCACTGACGAAAACGAACACCAGGAGGAGTTTATCATCCGAGGTCTTGATAATTCTAACAGGAGGTATATTGAAATATGGGGATAGAACCTACATTCGGTAGTGGTGCCATTTCTGAAACAGTGAAGGAATTTCAGAAAAGAGTTGAGGACGCAACAGTATTTCAGCTCAAGTATCTGGGAGAAAACTTGGTTACTTACGCAAAGGCAATGCACAATTATACGGATCGTACAGGAAACCTCACTAATTCCATAGGTTATGCTGTGGTGCAAAATTCAAAGATTGTAACCAGCGGTGGGGAAAACCAGCCTGGAGAAGGATCAGAAAATGCTTTGAGTATCTTACAAAAATTCGCTGAGCAGTGTTCCAATTCTTTCTCACTCATCGTTGTTGCTGGTATGAATTATGCGGCCTATGTAGAAGCCAAGGGATACAATGTTATCCTTCCAGCAGAACTCAAGTGTCAGACGGATTTTCCGGAGACTATTCTCAAGATACAGAAGATGGCAAAAGATAAAGCACAACAATTATTCGGTTTTTCGATATGATCACAAGCGAGGAGATAGCACAGAAAGTCTATGCACTGCTTAAAGCATCTCAGACAGCACAGACAGGAAACACACTGACTATTTCAGGCGTGGTGGACTATGAACGTAACGATTACTCTAAGGAGGATGTTATTGTAGTTCCTCACACTATGGATGGAGAGAGCTCTTTGCGATATGGTCAGATCAATGTGAATATTCACGTGCCGGATCTTAAGGTGGAACTTAATAGTACACCTGTCTTTAGGACCGACTTGAAGCGATTGACAGAAATAAGGACTCAGGTTGTAGCAATTCTACAAAATCACGTAGAGACTGGAACTGGATGGAACTGGTACATTGATAGGTTTAATCCTCCTATCAAGGAACCAGAGCTGAACGAACATTTCTTATCTCTCGCACTGAAACTGGTAGTCCGTGAAAGGTAAAAGTAACACATTTAACAAAATACAACTATGTCAACATTAGCAACTGTGGGCATTAAAGCCCTGTATTACAAAGTGCTCTCAGCTTCTGAAATAGCTGGTGGCACTATGCCTACCTCTGGTTTCCAGGCCGTTGATGTTTACCAGGACACTGCCACCTTTAAGGAAGCAGATGGTAACACCACAACACACAAAAGCGAAACCAGCTCTAAGAAGATTGTTATCAAGACAAGAGGTGACAAACAGCTTGCTTTCTCTATCATGGATCCTTCCATGGCAGAAAGAGCAGCTTTCTGTGGAGGTACTTATACTCCAGCTGGGACAAGTCCAGCTACAGCCGCTACTTATGTAGAAGCTGATCAGCACACACCTATCAAAATGGCGATCATCGTCCTTCCTGATGAAGGTGATGCACTCCATATCGTACGTGCTGATGTTCTTGGTAAGATCAACACCACTTATGCCAAGACTGGTATCACCCTTCTTGAAGTGACTGCAGATCCTGAGATTCCTGTTCAGTACACTACTGATCAGACTATCCCAGGCCAGAACTAATAGAGTGGCAAACAGAATGGAAGGCCTCCTATCCCCAGGATGGGGGGCTTTCTTATAAGAACAAATGTTATGGAAGACAAGAAAGAATTAACCAGGGAAGAAAGACTCGAGTATGAGGAACAAGCGATCAACGCCCTGCTTACCATGGGGGTTAAATTCTCAGTTCCGCTGAAGCTCACACCGAGGAAAGCTCCAAGATGGATCAAGATCTGGAACAAGATATTCCCTGATCATATAAAAATCTACAGAGACAAACGCATACCTAAAGATTGGGACGTAACGATAGAAGAAGTCCCAGATGTAAATACCCAAAAGATCAATGACTGTTATGTACGCCATTTTGTAATCAAGCCTATGTATTTGGGCACTATTGATCTAATTCGTCTTGAAAGCATAGAGATTGAATATAACGAAGGCAAGTTACAGGAAAATCCTGTAGCCGAAAGCAACAAGTTGTTCAAGTATGCTCAGAGACTTGCTAAGATTGTATCAATAGCGGTCCTGAATTGTCCGGAGGCTGCCGATCCTCAATACAAACTGGTAAAACCATTACAGCATTTCTTCTATACTCATCTGACTGTTGCAAAGCTGGAGAAGCTTGTCAATACAATAGCTGTGATGCGTAATCCTGGGGGTTTTACGAACTCTATCAGATTGATACTCGAAAGTCAGGAGACAGCTCCCAAAGCGGATCTGGTAGAGTAAAAGTCTTAGGAATGAAAAGTCCATGGGGCACCAGAGGAGAACTCTGTAAAGCCTATGGGTGGACGTATGATTACTTGCTTTGGGGGATCAGTTGGATTAACGTTAATATGATGTCAGCTGATGCAGCGCGGATGGAAACAGATTCACTTGACAGCGAACCAGTGAACAAAATAGAACTGAGAACCAAGGAAGATATTAAGCAATTTATTACAGGAAATTGATATGGAAAATCTGAATGGTGGCTTAGGGTTCAAAGCGACTCTTGATATAGACGATTTCAATGTTTCTGCACAGGCCATGGAGAAACAGATTCGTCACCTTTCGACAACAACACAGGCTGAGGCCGCTGATATGGAAGATTCTCTCTTGCAATTTGCACAGAGAGGTGCGGCATATATAACCTCGTATCTGGTAGGTCAAGGAATGATGGGCCTCCTTCAGAGCATTACTCAGGTGAGAGGTCAATTCCAACAGCTTGAGATAGCATTTGAGACAATGCTTGGTAGTACGTCAAAGGCCCAAACTCTGATGAGCCAGATGGTTGATACGGCTGCAAAGACTCCGTTTGACCTTATGGGTGTG